CACAGTGTGATACACACCACGGTGATTCTTGGGGAAATACTTCTCATCAGCAAGAAACACTTTGCTACCAACTTGATTCATTGCCATCAGCATTCGATTAAACTCCAGTGCTACTGGTGTGTAACGCTCTGGGTTCTCATACTGTGAGGAGATGTCAAGTAGAGAGAATACTTCATCTACACCATCTGTACACTCACGGAGCAACATACATCCCATGGCATCCATAGTATAGAAACCTTTGGTGATCTTGTCCTCATTAGCGAGTGCTACATGTGCTGTGCCCAGTGATAGAGCAGTGAGTAATCCAATTACATAGTTTTTCATAGTTACTTCCAACGTGGTCCTAATACCCAACCAACCAACACAAATCGTTTGCCTGTCTTGACTGGTTTAACTCTATGTCTTGTTCTAGAGTCAAATATACAAAGAGTGCCACGTTCCTTGGGAATAGCGAACATGCCTCTGCCACCTACATCATCAAGAATTTGTACATCACCACCAGTATACTCACTAGGATCAGTTAACTGTAGTGAGAATGATAGTTTCCGTACATACTCCGTGATGTCTTGCCTCGCCACATTAAATGGTGGCGGAGCATACTGTATGTGGTTACTAATATTGTCATCAACATGCCAATGATAGTAATGACCAGGGCGATACTCAATTTGGTGTATCTCAGTCATATGTGTGTCAGTAATATCATACTGAAACACACGATCATTGGTCTGTTGTATATATTTCCACAGAAATGGACCAATCCAGGTGTCTGGACTGGTCCACGTAATCCCACACCTACGATGTCCTTTATGAGCATTTGCTGTGCCTGCTTGTACAGGAAGATCAGCAAAGTGATCTATGATAGCATCACACAACTCACCAGGGAGTTGTGTATCATACACTGACCACGATTGTGGATCAATGATAGTCTGATGCCTCTTCATACTTGCTGAAGGTCATCGATACGGAAATACAGGATCTCCTCATCACAATCATCTTGGTCAAGCATCATCCACTCCATGAACTCTTCACCAACAGCGATAGCGTCATCAACACGATCTTTCTTCATCAACCACTTGAAGCGGCGATTACGATTTGTCATGATGGTGTCAACCTGGCGTGAGACTGACTGATGTTCTTGTTGAAGTGGGTTCATTTGATTACAAGAGAGTTAGCAAGGTGATCATAACTGACAAAGGTCTTACCCTCTGGCAGGATCTCTACAATAGCACGGGCGAAGTCATTTGGAAAGCGTCCATGGTAGCGCCAGAACTTTCGTACCAAATCTTCATCAAGGTCAGCACGTGGTGTAATTCGTACTGGAGTGGACTCATAATCAATCGGAGCAAATAGATCTGAGATGTAGTTGTACTTTTTCATTTGGTGTAAACATTGTCAAAGGTGTACGTCTGGATGAAGTCAACAGCAGCTTTGTACATTTTGTACTCATTGGGCAGCATATCTTCCCAATCTACTGTATCTTGACTAGTCCAGTCAATAGTACCATCGTCTTCATCAACGAGGTACGTAACAAGTTGACCATGTTCCATCATGATGGCTTCACCATTGACGACAACATACATCAGTTCGGTGTCCATTGCTTTGAAAGAAGAGTGTGTACTAATATAATTTAGCAGACGAGGTGTCTGCTGTCAAGCTCAACGCTTGTAGAGGTAACCACCTGCCCAGTCAGCATTCTCCAGCAACCACTCACGATCCTTGATCAGGAGCAGGTTGAAGCGAGCATCCTTAGCAGGTGCTTTGAATGACGCTGCCTTGTACAGTTCACCAGTCTTCATGTCCACGAAAGCGTGGACACTACGGGAACCACTGTCGGTCTCCATGATGATCTTGTGGTACTTACGACCAGACTCGATGTAGAACTTGTAGACAGGAGCGGGACGACCAGCGAGCATCCCACGGTTACGACCCTTGAAGTTGTCCACGAGAGCGTCACACAGCATCAGTGTGTACTTACGGACGTTGAGTTGGATCTCGTTACGAGCGTCTTGAGTTGCCACGTAGTCAGCGAAGGAAGCGGTGGTCATGTCGTTGTCTGAACTGTGTTCAGTATAAAAGATCTTGGTGGGGTTAGGGAGGGAGATCATGACAGTTCTAGCTGTGTCCACTCAATAGCGTCAGCACCAGCAGCGTCGTCATCATGGAGGTCGATCATGTCAACATCCATGGTCTTGAGACACGTAAGTTTGCTGAACAGCATGTCAATGAATTCGTGATCTTCTTTAGTAAACATAATCAGCAGCCCATAGGAGTGTAGTCGTTACCAGCGTAGCAATGAATGTTGAAGTCAATAACCTCAGCACCATTAGCAATGTGCTGGTTAGCATCATACAGCATGTCAGTCTTGACAATGGTGGAGAATGTGGTCATCTCACTCTCAGCACCAGGATGCCAGGTGACACGGCGGACGAAGCGTTTGCCAGCAGGAGTGACAGGATAGTAGTCAACCTGGGTGGCGGAAGTGAGCAGTCTCATGGTTGCCTCGTTTGGTATGTAAATAGTATAACCCCCCAGGAGGGCGTCCTGAGGGGTCATGTGACAGTTATTATGGTGGTTGACTCAGAAGTCTGCTAGAAGGTCTTCTGGTAGGGTCTCAGGCGTCTCCCACAATTCTTGTTCACTCATTTCACGAATAATACTCTCACGGAGTTCATAATCGCCAAAGATGTCGCCTTCAAATTCGTTGTTCATGATTCAAATACAGGGATGATTTCAGTCTTGAGGTGTTGGGTCTTGTTAATATGTTGCTCCCACATGGCAGCATCATCTAGATTGTAGAATACTGCTTGTTCCATAACAAGTTTCTTCTTTTTGGGTTTCATGTACACGACAGCGTACTTCATCAATTACCTCGGGAGTGGTTGCCAATTACAGGGGTCACATGATCCAGGTCATGCTTATAGACTACCAAGCACACATTACGTGCTGGATCGTCCTCAAATACTCTAACACAGATACTACACGTACCTGATGCTGGGTCACAGAAACTAACTGTGCCTCGCTGTCCTTTGTAGATTACTTCCGTGCCTACGGGATACATTTCTATCTCCTCGGTGTGTTGAACTTGTCCAGGCATCGGAGCAACCATAATAAAACTCAAATAGGGTGTTCATCAGCAATCGTACTCTTTATTCTCCATGTCTGCCATCTCTTGTTGTAACTCTTTAATGTACTCATCTTGTTCACGAATCTTTTCGTTTTGATCCTTGATGAGATCTTTCATTTCATCAACCATGGATTGTTCGATTTCAGTCATTGTGTGCTGTGAAATACAACTATACTACTTAGTATAGTTAGTTTTTTGGTTTTGTCTTTGCTTAACAATTTACACTCTAGCAGATCAGTCATCCTGTAGGGCACAATACCCTAGACACTTCACCAATCGTCCTTCGAGCGCCTCGTCTACAATGTTGAGACGCTCTGCCATACTCTTGGATTTGTATGAGTCAGTGGACCACATCAAATTGATGAGGAATTTCAGTTCGTTTTCGTCGAGTGTAAGGTCAATCGATCGGGGCATTTTTCAGTGGTGAGTAGGGTCCTCGGTCAAATCCAGACATTTGATATCCTTCACGGAGAGCCTGGATAATTATCTTATCATACGAGTGTGAATGGAGCGGAATGTGTCGGTGATTGAGATAGTCTTCACAATCTTCAGCTAGTGCTTCCTTCATACCATCGGGCAGGGACTCGAAATCAAACATAAGTTTAGTACCTCTCTGGAAGATTTAGGTCAATGTTCCGATATCCTAACATCAGATCCCTCAAATCTTCAGCTTTCTTAAGGTTGTTTTTATGATATTTGATGACATCATGGACACAACACAGCATCTCTTCGTATGCTCGCCGTGCTGTTACATCTTCATCTTGGAGATAATCATCGATGGCATCTTGCATCCTGTCTCTACGTTGCTTAGCATACTCTGCTTGCCAGTCTTCAGTCATTTTAATCTCCGAACTCTTGTAGTGTACCATATCTAATCACCAAGACCACAAGACCCATGAGTATCGTGTGCCTTTCTTAACACTGGTCACCTCATGTGGATACATGAACACAGAGGGAAATATAATTACATCACCCTGTTTCAATTCCATTTTCTCACCACATAGCATGAAGTCACCACCCTCGTAGTCATCATTGAATACACCAACATAACTAAGGATTGGAATACCTTTCTTCTTGCCATCAAATAGACTACGAATGTGATCTACATGCTTGTGGATACTCTCACCCTCTTCATACTTGTTAAATCGTACACCAGAGAAGTTCACCTTACGATCACCGAAGGGATTGATAGTATTATAATATTTGTCAACCAGTGTCATCACCTTTGGTTTCATCAACTCTTGAACTTCACCATCATATGTGACATCAAAGTCTTTGACGTTGTGAAACTTGTCCTCTCCTGGTTCATACCATCGGTGCTGACTCCAGTGGTTCTTATCTAGTTTATTAATATACTGTTGACACTCTTCTGGTGTGTATACATTATCAATCAGTACATAGTCAAGTAGATTCATCATCAGGCAACCCGTATTGTTTTCTAATCTTCCTCATCTCACGCTTCATCTTCCATGTCTGAAACTTAACGACTGTACCCATCGTAATGATGTAGTATCGTCGCTTCAGTTGTACGACAGCATTCTGTACCTGTAGATCAATATATGTGGCAACGTTTGGGTCCATTGCCATCAACACTACGATGACTGCTGCTACTGAGAACAGCGTGAGATAGTAAGATTTTACCATATACACCTTTTAGAAGTTCGTGGAGCGTTCGTTGCTGTCAGATATGGTTGATTACCAACAACTTGGATCTCATGACGATAAACACAGTTCCACAGAATCTTCTTATGTCCTGTTACTTTCATACCCTTATGGATATGATAGTGGTCCACAGGAAAACATAACACTGTGCCTTTCTTTGGTAAGACTGTTAGTTTATCATTCATAAACCTAGTCTCTCCACCATCAAAGTCATCATTTAGATAGATGATATAAGAAAACTCAGCATGATCTCCTTGTGAGTGATCACTGTGCCAATTGTAGAAATCAGTATCATTATACATCCTAATTATATTTCTGCCACGCCATACTACACCATCACTGTTACTATCTGTAGGAAATAGTGGTGCTTTATTCCAGTTGTAGTAGATAAACTGATTGTTGGTGACGTAGTATTTGTTGGCAGCGTTGACCCACTTCCATGCTAGATTATCTAACTCAGGATGCTCTGTGCCATCATATGTGTCATTATATCTTTCTTCAGTTCTAAAATCTTCTTGTAAGTTTGGATTATAGAAATCAAACATACCAAGAAAGTAATCTATTTCTTTGTCTGGGATGAAGTTCTCCAGTTCCCACACATATTTGGTGTGCTTGGTTACGTTCATGCTAAGAATGCCTCCAGTGCTCCTACCTTTGGTTTCACCTTCTCAGGGTATTTAACAATAACTAGTTCTGTCTTTTCGTAACGCTTGGTGCCTGACATTTGATATGGGAATGTGAGATATCTAAACTCAGTCCACCCCTCATACAGAGCACGAACAGCATCACTGTTGTCATAGGACATCACAAACCCACCCTTGTGTTGCTTCAGTGTCTCACAGAATAGTTCATGGTCAAATGATTTGTGTAGAGCACCATCTTTACCATAGTAGTGACTCACAGTCTCATAATATGGTGGGTCCAGGTACATAAAGTCATTTTCATGTAGTGGGATGGTCTCGAAGCAACTACCATGGGCAAACGCCACGTTGGGAGCATGAAAATTCCTAAGTTTATCAATGCCCACCAATCTGAACTCTGCTCTACTACGGACAGTAGAACATCCGATCTTACCTGAGTACGAACCCTTGATTGCAATGTAAAATGACAGTGCTCGCTCCCACTTATCCTCACTATCTAACCCTGGGAGGAATGTTTTGTAGTGATCACTGTCAATTAGTGGATGGTGCTTCTCTGCCATGTCAGCAAGGATGGCAGCGCCACCCTCACCCACTACAATCTCCCAGAAGTCTGCCAGGGGTTGGAAGACATCATAACCTTGGACCTTGACACCCTCACTGGCGATCAGCATTTCAGTGCTGCCACCACCCCAGAAGGGAGACACAAGGTATTCGATGCCTGGGTTGACATCACGAATAATCTTGATAAGATCCTTCTTCATCCTATTCTTACCGCCAGCATAGCGGTAGAGAGAATGATTGGTTACTCTTTGAGGTTTGGCCATGAATAGGTGTTACGGAGGACTTTAGCGGTAAACTTTTCTCTATCATACTTCACTGCCACATGATTTGACAACTCAATCATCTCACACATAATGTTTACATATGAGTCATTGTTGATCTCACCATTGACATACTTGTGGGCACCAATACGTACAGTACGATAGATCTGACGTGCCAGTTCTTTGTCACCAAGCAGATACTCATTGAGTACAGTGTTAAGAACCTCTTTGTAGTTACCCTGACTACCACCAGGACGTGCTACACCTGCCTTTGTCAATCGGAATGGTTGTAGAGATGACATGCCAATGTTTCTCCACATATACTTCTCATACTTGACAGGACAGATGTCAAGGTAGTCACGTAGATCATCCTCATCCATAGAAAGAATGGTAACCTTGGCACGTTGACCACGATCTGCTGCTTTCTTCAGGTCATTGTACCATTTCTCGAACTCTTCCTGACCGTTAGCAGCACGTTTCTCCCAACGATTGATGAAGGCAGTCATACGAGACTGCTTACGATTCTCGTTGACGTTGTACACAACCAGGAACCAGTTGTCAGGATGATCTCCACCATTAGCGATGATGTGCTCTACCTGAAAGTCCAGAATGTTGTAAGGACCAGTTTGTGTGTAGGCACAGCGTCCACCTTGGTTGAGATACAACTGACAGATCAGAACACCACGACCATGAGTAGGATTCTTGGTGAGACTATCAGTCTCTGGATCATACCAACCCAGTGTGTTCTCACCCTCTCCACAGATACCTTGCTGCCCTGACTTACGTACCATGGCACGATCGGGTGTGGAGAGATTGTTGTAGTATTGCTCTGCTTCTTCCCATGATACGTCACGAACCATGACAGCATCACGTACTACCTGACGACCCATAAGCAGGTTTCGTTTGTTGTTGATCAGACCCTGGCACTGTTGCCAGTCAAGGATCTGATTACCGATGACACGTGTTTGATTTTCCATTAGACAGTGACGGAGACAGCGGGGAGACCCTTGACGAAGATAGTATCGACAAGGTTTTGAAGGCGTTTGATAGTGGGAGCACCGTAGTTCTTGAAGACAGGGACAATGACCTTGCCTGTGGACTTACGATACATGTCGAACTTGCCTGGGATAATCTTACCACAAGCAATGTCAGCAGCGTCGTCTTTGTTAAGACGGATAACACGACCGACAGTCTGTGCCATTTGAATGACATCCAGTTGACGGAGGAACACACAGTGTGTTAGACCGTGGACGTTGATACCTTCAGACAGGATGCTGTAGTGGAAGATCACAAACTTACGGTTAGGATCTTTGCCCCAAGCATTGAATGTCTCGAAGAACTGCTCACGGTTGACCTTAGTCTTGTTCACAAAAGCACCAAACTTGCTGGTGATGTGGAGCACATCATAACCTTTGTCATGAAAGAACTCAAGCACACTAGTCTTAGTGAGCAGGTTGAACATGATCTGACTGGTAGGAGCAGCGACCAGGATCTTGTTACCATCAGCATCAATATCATTGATGAGATTGGTGAGTGTGTCCTTGTCAGACTCATAGGAGAACTTACCCTTGACTCGCTCGAAGTCAACCTCGTAAGAGACAACCTCAGGAGCAAGAATGCTGCCGTTGTTGACAAGTTCAGGAGCAGGGACAGACTCAAGAACAGGACCGTAAACCATGCTGTTGTTCATGCCACGACCAAGAGCAGAACGAGTGTGCTTAGGTGTGGCAGTGAAGAAATAGTAGGACTTAGCATCAACATTGAGCACAGACTCAAAGAAGTCACGACGGACAGAGTTGTGTGCCTCATCGTAATAGATACAGTCAATGTCAATACCTGCTTCTACAATACGACGGAGCGAATTGTAAGTGGTGAAGATAACTTGGTGGAGACCAGCAGTCTTACAGACAGCATCGTGACACTGGATCTTCTGAACCTTGGTGCTGCTGCCGAAGGAAGTCTCACCACTATGAACGTGGAAGAACTCAGCATCGACATCACCGTTGAAAGCAGACCAGAACTCATCACAGAGTTGGTTTGCCAGCAGAATACGTGGGGCGACCACTACAATAGTCTGTGGCATGGTAGCAGCAGTCAGACGACGCTGAGCATCCTTGATCATGACAAGAGTCTTGCCACCACCCGTGGGGATGATAACCTGACCATAAGCATTGTTCTCAAGAGCAGCAAGAGCACGCTGCTGGTGAGGACGAAGGGTGAGCATCGTTTGCCTTGCTGACTACCCTGTAATTATAGCAGAAAACCTCCCGTAGTGGGAGGTTTGTGCCAGTTATGGTAGTGGTTCTGGTTCTGGTTCTCTCAGTCCCTTGGTGCCGTCGTTTCCTCCACCATACAGTCCATTAGTAAAAATAACGTATTGAATAAAATAATCAGTGTCGGTTGGTTTAACTGCTGGGAAGTTATCTCTACAGAAGTCTTGTGCTGATCCTTCATCACTGAACTCCACAAATGTAAACTCATTATATAATAATTTATCAAAGATAGCAGGGTTCTCCGACTGCATGTTCAAATAATATGCTGAGTAGATTTCATTTGCTTTAGTAGCATCTTCTACACCATCAGGACCGACAGTTCTTAGTAGTACAATAGTGGTTTGTAGTGCTTCAGTGTAGTGCTGAATCCACTGCATAAAGTTTCTTGTGGTGACGTACATTATATTACTCCGTGATGTTCAAGTTTTCGATAACAGCACCAGTTAGACCCTCATTGAGGCTGTACTGCTGGATCTTATCCCAGATCTGTTTGTTGAGTGGGAGACCACCATCTGCTTCACGTTGTTTAGCAAGAATAGCAGACTGTTTAACACTACCAACAATCTTCTCGGTAGTATATGTTCCTGCTTCATACACAGTGAACTTGAAATGAGCAGGGATAGAGAGATACTCAGTCTCATGATCTGGATCTAATTCATGATAAGCATAAGGATCAATTGGCCAGTTATACTCTTCATCCCAGATGAGATAGTCTAGCACATCATCAAAATCTTCGGGTGATTTAATATTATCACGTAGATATGTTCTGTAAGTATTCCACAATGCTAGTTCACCAGTGAACTTCTCAGTAGCATCTGATAGTTGTGTCCAGTCAGAAGAACGAAGCAGTTTTTCTTGGTTTGCTTTCTTCTCTTCATCAGTCTTGGCAAGATATTCTTGTCTAGTAGCAACATCAATGATTGCTTTTGATTTGATAATTTCACTATCAGACTGATGTACTGCTAGTGCTGCCTTGAGAATATCAAATAGTTCTCTTACCTGTGAACTTGTGAGATCATTCTTTTCATATCTTACCCATTTTGATGTTTTTGTAGAAAAGTCAAATTTTAACTTTTCCTTCTCAAAGATATGCTGACCATCCTCAAAAATAGAGAAACTTACGATTCTATCATTTTCATTAGACCACTCATCTGGAAGATTATTGTGAAGGTTGGTATTTACCTGAGGTTCCAACTTGGTGGCAAGGTATGTCCACTCATTCTCTTGCTTCACACGAACCACCATCAGACGATGCAAAGCATCCCATTCTAAGATAGGTTTCCTTTCTTCAGGTGGTAAGATTCTCTCAAATTGAAAATCGTCTGGATTAAACGCCATCGCTATCAAGGGTCCTTTATTTACTATTTAGTATGCCTTGATCATCCACTTCGACCACACGTATGGTGTAACCATTGGGACTTGATCCTGAGGAGAAAACTCGGGGACAGGAATCAACTGCTTGGTTTGCTGTAGTGTGAATGTACCAGGAAGAACCTGAATACCAATATCTAGAGCAGAGAACTCAAGGTCAACAGATGAATTAATACCACCAGAGAAACTATTTAAGTTTGTGCTAGCAGTACCACCAGTCTCATTGTTACCATAACCATAGACATTATCACCAGTGATAGCAGTTAACGAGACATAGTGATTGTGCTTGAGTTTATTGGTTGGGTTGTATGACTTGACTGTGATTGTTTTTCTAGGGATATCAACCGTAGTCAAGAACTTACGAGCATTAGTTCCACCAAAAGCACCTGTCTGACCAGTGAATGGTTGAGCATCAAGGTCAATATAGGAGTTGATTTCACTATATTCTGTGCTACCAATACCAGACTGTTGAATAGTAACAGAACCATATTCACCAACTTCATCAATACCCTCATAACCAGGGTTAGTACCTGATCCCCAGTTACCTGTACTACCATCCCACCATCCAGATCCATTACAACCAGTAGATCCAGGCAGGTTACTAGCAGTCAGATCATAATCCTCTAGAGCATAACCCCACAAGTTAAATGAGATTGTACCAGATGATTCAAATGTACCTACACTAGGTGAACCAATGTTCTGAGCATTAGGTGCTGTGACATCTCTACTGAAACCACCAGAACCACCCCAGGTAACTCTACCTTTGAAAGAACCTGGGTCAGGAACACCAGAGATTAGATCATGGAAGTGTAGTGGTACTTCATAGATCTTCTCAGGATCTAGTCCAACAGGACATGTTGCTTTACCAGATGTGAAGAATTCAATTAGACCACCAACTTCATTATATCCTGCTGTTGATACCTGAGCAATACCAAAGTATTCAGAATCTTGTGCTGGTTGTCCAGTAGCAGGTTGTACTACCTGTTCTAGTTCATCAACACCAGGATCACCAACTGTATCAACAAACCACATGCCACCAAATGCTCCAGGTTCAGCATTACCAGGAGAACCAGACTGTTTGCTTGGTTGGAAACTTGGATTCAATCCAGGTGAAGAGGCAGAGTTACCATCAATAACACCAGTGCCCTTGACATATCTATTTCTAAGATCAGGAACTCTAAAGTAAGTATCACTACCAACTACCTTAGCACCGTACTCATATCCTAAAACAGAATAGAGTAGTGGATATTCTGCTGGATCATAGTATCCACCATCACAGTATACCCAACTTGGGAATCTAGAGTTTGCTTTACCATCTAGTGTACCCCAGAAGTCAGACTCAGTACCATCTTGGAACACAGGCATGATAGCACCAACAGGTAGACCATCAAACTTAGTATTAATTCTAATCTGATCACCACTAAATGAGTTACCAATGTACTTACATGGTGTAATAGAACTATACCACTGACTTACAATTGGATCTTGAGCACCAGCAGGTGATTGTACTGAGAATCCAGTATTAAATGAACCAGCAAAGACAAAGGCTGTTCTAGTAAATCCAGGAATACCAGATGATAATAGTCTGACTCGGAATGTATCACCATTGCTTACGTTTGCCTGACTGTTTACAGTATAAACATTCCAACCACCATTGTTTATATTGAATTGTACTCCATTTGTTCCATACAATCCAACAGCAACACCATTAGATAGTCCACCAATAGTGACAGTTTCTGCTGCTTCAGCATATACTTCATTACCAGCAGCAATGACTGGAGCAAAGGCGAAAGCAGTTGGAGTTGTACCAAACTGACCAGCAGTAACTACATTCCACTCAGTCTCATAGAATCCAGTAGTAGCAGTGGCAAGACCAAGTTTAGTATTAAATACTCTGCTCTCACCAACAACATTACTAGTTGTATAATATAGTGCTAATGTATCAAAGTTTTGTACTGTGGTTGTGGTAACTCCCTCACCAAGCAATGTACCATTCTTAATGATACGTGCTAGATCTGTGTTAGGACCTTGGTCACCAGAACCCTGCTCAACAATAAAGTTAGCAGTAGTCTCAAGACCTTGGATTAGATTAGTATTACTCTCAAATGTCTCTTCGAGACCAGCACCAATCTCATCAATCCATGTATAACTATCTGGTTGTGAATCTAATTCAGCAGCAGTAGTAACAGTCCAGTCTACAGGTGTACCATTGCCTACTGTAACCTGTGTAGTTACACTATCTTGATAGTCAACAGATGAATCTACTCTAACTCTAAACTGCTCACCATTCTCAATGGTGGCACCAGTAGCACCATTAACAAATGCTGCTCCTTCTACACTAACCTCAGCACCATTTGTAGCAGTAACTGAGACAGGTACAGTGATACCAGAGATATTGATCTCTTCACTTGTGATCTCGGTGTCAATTGGAGCACCACTAACATCAGAAATAGTATAGACATTTGGTTCAGTATCTGGTGGTGCTCCAGTATTGATATCCCAGTTGCTAGTAGTATCACCAACAGTCACAGCAACAGTGAATGTTGTAAAGAATTGATTGCCTGTTGTTGCTCTAATTTGAAGGAACTGATTGTTTCCTATTTGAGCACTGGATTGATATGGTCCACATGTATTAGCAGTGGGTCCACTACAGACTCTCACGTCTGCCGTGAAACCAGGAGCACTTACTGTAACAGGAACTGTACCTGTAATACCATTAATCTGTACAATATTAGATAGGACAGTCTCTTGAATTGAAGCACCATCATATGTGGTGAATGAGAATGGATTTGGTGTAACGTCTTGCTGGGAATATTCTACATACACAGCACCTTCTTCTCCAGGAGCAGCGCCTTGTCCACTTGGTGATGCTGCTGATAATGGAGTAGCATATGTGGGATTATAATATGTTCCACCACCATTACCACCAGTAGAGTCTAGATCACTGGTTTGTATGACAGTGCCACCTTCTGTGTAACTATTGATCAGTGTACCAGCGGATCCATCATATCCACCACCGCCACCACCAGGACCACCGCCCTGTCCAGTTCTATCAGGAGCGTCATCACCTGGCAAATTAATATTAATAGTAGAAGTTGAAGCACTACCATAACCATTATAGTTACCATACTGTAGAGATAATGGTGTGGCAGCATCATTACCAGCGCCACCACCGCCGCCTCCACCGCCTGCCATGGCGATTAGAGTTCCATCAGTGAGAGTGATGGCAGATGCTCCGCCACCGCCGCCACCACCTCCAGAGGCATCACCAGGACCAGAGTCACCACCATCACCACCGTAAGCATATCCAAATCCACCAGCACCGCCGCCAGAACCTACCACATAGTTATCACCATCAGCACCACTATCACCAGGATAAATTCTTAATTTAAAATCAGGTTGTCCAAATTGATTAGTAGGCCATGTTCCTACTGGTATATTAACTCTCAATCTAACGAGGTTACCTGCTCCACCAGGACCACCAGAACTATTAGGAATATCACCACCACCATCACCACCACCAGCACCAACTAACGCTAGGAAGAATTCATCACCAGCAAAAGAAGGAATAGTAAACTCAGTATAATCTACGAATCCATTACCAAACCATGTTTCAGTAATAAAATCACCAATAACATTAAATTGTTTAGTATAGACTCTAAATGTATCAAATATAGCATCACCATTAGCGATGTCAGCTGCTGTACCAAGTCTATATGTAATCTCTGCTAGACCACCAGACCCTGTGTCAGCATTCTGTCTGACAAATAGAGTTTGACTTGTTTCAAGAACTGTAATTGATGTTCCCCAGTTGACTCCATCAACACTGAGACTACCAATACCACCAGTAATCTGTGCTGTAGTAGGACCATCTAATCCTCTAATACTTACTTCAGCAATTTGCTCAACACCAGGATCAGAAAGATAAACAGGTGTAGCATGGAATGGATATGGAATTGTTCTCGCTTCACGAGTGAACAATGTCATTGTAAATGTTTTCTCAGCAAATGTTGGATTTGCTGGACCACCAGTTGGGTTACCAATAGTTGGGTTACCATCGGGAGGACCTTGTAGTCTTACAGTGGCAATTTGTGTATTATCAAAATTAATATCTGATCTCAACTTAAGGTTAATCAGATCATTCTCTTCAATAGTAAGTTGCTGTACCCAAGATCCCGTATTATTCTTTCTAATAAAACCAGCAGTACCGTCAATAATAGCGGTCATCTTGACGCCTTGACCATTAACCAGTGATACTAAGTTTTGAGCAGCACCAGGATTATTATTGTTTAGGTTTGTGTACGGAGCCTCTAGATCATTGTAAATTCCAGTGGTATATTCTGTACCTAGACCAGTGATAGGAACGTCAGCAAAATACATGAATGCTGGTTCTGCTCTATTATGCTGGTTGTCCGATGATACAACAACCTTCTCGTATTCAATAACAGTTAACTGTACAACTTCTCCACCAGAAGTAATGCTGACTGTATCACCAATAGTATATCCATAACCAGGATCGTCAATCTCAAGATAGTCAAAACCACCTTCAGTTAACTTAACTACCATGGAGTTACCAGTGCCACCACTCACAACGTAAGTGTTACCAGGAATCCACAATGGAGGATTTTGTTGAGCTGGTGCTGTTCCTACAAGTCCTAGTTTTACACCATAGGTAAAGATAGGAGCAGCATCTACAGGATCAGGATATCTATCTACTTCAGTCCAGTTCTGCCAGTTATCTGTTACTGTACCAAGGTTTTGTGTGACTTGATAACCACCACTTCCATATGTACCACCCGTGGTGTTCTCAAAATTGTTACCACCTCTGCTATATGTGTCTCCACCAACAGCAAATACATTCAATGTACCTGTAGTCTTTGTAGTATATCCAGGACCATTTACAATTCTAGTGTAGAGAGTATCACCCTGAATTAACTGTGCTCCAATAGATTGTGTCCAGTTAGTATTATCAGCAGAAATTTGTACATCACCAGTAGATGTCGCTCTAAGTACAACATCACCATCAATGACACTAATGGGAACATTGTAAGCATGATAGGTATTACCACCATCAGCAGGAATTTTTTGGTCTACTCTATCAGTAAATGCGTACTGGTTAATGTTTTGATCCTGTGCTCTAGTAGTGATGCCCCAGGTTCTAGTAAATGATGTAGATGGTTGACCAATATTAGTACCAAATGTCTCATCACCAACGCTAAATGATACTAGAGTGCTGGTTACATACCAGTCAGGAACAGTTACTCTTAGTTGTACTTTATCTCCTGGTTGTAGACCACCAGTGCCATTATTAATATTAGCACTGATAGAAGTTCTCCAAGAATCAAAAGCACCATTTCTATAGATTCTAAACTGTGCTGTTGTATTGTTTGTATTGCTGTTCTTAGGACCGTTAGATACTGCTGAGATACTAGCAGGAATAGGAATCTCAATGCTAGCAATATCAATTACCTGAGAATAATATGTGGTATTTCTTTCAAAGACTGTCGTAGAACCACTGCTACTACTACCATTAAAAGCACCAGTAAATCCAGATTGATCAGTAAAAGAGAATGATTGTGGTGTAGCGTCAGGAATCTTTGTACCAAAGGTAACACCGTCTGGGTCAGATCCAGTACCAATTTGCACATTAACAGTAACTTGGGTATTCCAAGTGCTGGGAGTTGGGTATCGTACCTGTACTTTATCTCCAGGATTTACTGTTACAGGACTGCTGCTAAATGGCATGGATTCCTACTCTATCACGTGCTATTTCTATTTGTTATTTAGGTCAGTCTCTCTAACATCAACCCAAGGACCGCCGTTGATTCTTACCTGAATTGGTCTATCTGCTGTAATTTCTTGTGGTTGATCTCCGTCAACTTCAAAGATTCTGGACTTATAATGTGGTGAACTTGGATCAAGGTCATATACCACAGGAAATTTTTTCATAATGTGCTCCAATAATGATTAGCAATGTTCTGAAATAAATCATCTTCAGCAGAAATATCATCACCCTGAGAAAAATAGAGAGTGTAAGAATTAACTGCTACCTCTTCTCCATCCACAGCTGTAGTCACAGTTTTCCTAACCCCAACTTGCTTAAGCAAGGGTCTAACTTCAATAGCATCAACAACTTCAGTTCTTTCTACAGCCATCTTAGATCTCTCTTACATTCTGCCAAGTACCATTATTTATGCTGACCTGTACATCTGGATCATCCGCTTTGATCTCTTGGGAAATCTCAATATTGTCAATATCAACTTGATTAGTGATAACATATTCAAAAGGATTGTTTGTAATCAAATCAATATCTGGGTCTGGGAATGTATTAGGAGTATCATTACCCTCAAAGTCAAATCCTTCAGCAATTTGAGGTGCTCTAGTCTGGAACGTCACATTGAAAGTTCCAGTGGGTGTAGTGATGGGTACAACTTTGTCGTTAGTTTTACCGAACGTAGCATTAGGTGGTAGTCCAGATACATCAGTATTAAATGGTGCTGAAGTAATTCTTACTCTCACTGTCTGCCCATTACTAAAGTCTCTAGATCCACTAAAAGAATTATTCAAACCAACAAAGTTACCAACACCACTAGTAGAAATTGTCGTTGGCATATCAACACCAGAAAGTGTACCAATATCAACAGTGGTCTGAGTATTAGGTTCTAGATTAATAAATGATGTGGTCCAAGAATTTGTTGGAGTATTATCATTACGAACAGACACAGTGGTATTACTGCTTCTTGTTCCACCACCATTGGTAGCACTAATATAATATGTTCTCTGTGCTGGAGATGTTCCATCAGCATTAGATTGTGGTAAGTTAGTAATGTTTAAAGTACCACTAGTACCAACGTTCCAACTCTCACCAATACTACTAGTAATTGTAACATTAGAGATGCCAACACCACTGGTGTTCCAGTTTAATGTAGTTGAATACAACGGAGTACCACTGACACTATTCTGTGGGTTCGGATTAGCATAGAAAGAGGTGATAGATGGAGCTGGTGGTGGATCATATCCATACCAATCTAATGCTACACCATAAGGACCACCACCAGAGTTTACTGATGTAGCACTGATAGTGTATGTTCCTGGGGAAAAGTATCCTGGTGTAGTTCTAGATGACTGACCACCAAATCCACCCATCTGGAATTGATAGGCACCATTGATATAAACATAACCATAGTCATCAACAGCAGTCCAAAACTTTTGCCTACCGTAGTTGTTGAATGTAATTGTCCACGAATATGTTCTGGTGACATTATATGTTCCTGGTTCAGACCCACCTATATTATAGGCGTTCATAAATCCAGACCAGTTTGGTTCGTAGTATTGAGGACCACCAGTGGATCTACTAGTCCAAGAGAAATCGTTTGTCATTAGGTACTCCTAGCGTTTTGCCAACCACCACCGTTAATACTCACCTGAGTATCACCATTACTAACTTTTATTTCTACTGGAATCTGAACATCATCAGCAGTAATTTGTGCTGACGTTAAATGTGAAGTAGGATTATTAGGAACTAAGTCGATATCTTCATATGGGAACTGGTCTACATTATTAGCGTAATCAAAAGTTTCCCTAACTACAGGTGCCTTAGTAGTAACAGTAACGTTAAAACTTCCTGATGGTGTAGTAACTGTTACGTTCTTACTATTTGTAGAACCAAACTGCCCACTATTAGGAACAGTAGTATTATATGGCAGCGAAGTTGTTCTTAACTGTAAGGTTTCGCCATTATTAAAGTTTTGAGATCCAGAGAAAGAACCATTCTTACCAATAAAATTACCACTACCAGACGTAGAGATAGTACAAGGCATATCTATACCAGTAACTGTACCAAGAGTGAGAGTTTGTACTGTACTAGGATTTAAATTAGTAAATGATTTGGTAAAATTACCATTATTTGGTGTGTTATCATTCTTCACCCTAGCAGTCTTAGTGCTAGTTACTGTCCCACCAGGACCTGATGCTGTTAGTTTATAAGTTTTTGTAGCAGGACTTGTACCGTTAGCATTTGATTGTAGTCCAGTATTGACGGTTGTTGTTCCACTAGCACCAACACCACCAACTCCTCTGTTTATACTAACACTATTAGCATATTGAGTATTCCATTGAAGAGTAACATTAGCGTCTGGATTACCATCAGTATTATAGTTATTACCTACAGACCACTGTGTAATGCTAGGAGAATGATAATCGTAAATAATTCTAGCACCACCTTTAGCACCTGATCCAGCACTACCACCATCATTTCCTGCTCCACCAGCACCATAAGAAGCACCAGATCTACCACCTGGGCAACTACCCGAGTTTCCACTTAGGTTAGTTCCTCTACCACCTCTACCATTACCACAGCGTCCAGAGTTTCCACTTTTGTTACCTGCTCCACCACCATCTTGCCCATCGTCGTCATCAGATCCAGAACCGCCAGACCTAACATTATCACCAGCAGATCCAGCACCTCCACCACCTCCACCAGAGTCATCAGTGCCTGTTCTGCCGCCAGTAGCACGAACATTAATAACATTACCAGGACCACCTTTAATTTGTGATGTACCACCATTTCTACCAGTATCACAACTAGGTGACGAACCACCAGATGCCACAGTAATTGATAATGACCAACCCTGTTGAAAAGATCTAGTTTGCTCGGAGAAACCGCCTCCTCCGCCGCCACCACCTTCATCGTCACCATCACAATCTCTATATCCCGAAGCACCACCACCTATCACACGGGCAGTGACAGTTTTGGTAGCGAATGGTGCTGTCCAACTATAATTTCCAGGATTAGGATAGTCGTCTGTAGGCATCTTAAATTTCTCTTGCGTTTTGCCAGGATCCGTTATTAATACTTATCTGAGCATCGGGTTGATCTACCTTAACTTCCATAGGAATTTGAATATCATCAGCATTAATTTGTGCTGTTGTTAGAAATTCAGTAGGAGTATTTGTGATCATATCAATATCTTCATACGGATATTTGTCTATATTATTAGCATAGTTAAAGACTTCGTTGATCCTTGGTGCTGCTGTACTGACACTGACATTGAAACTACCGCCTGGTGTGTTGATCTGTACTGTTTTGGTGTTAATCTTTCCATAGATTCCCGTCTCACCAGTAACATCAGTATTATATGGGAGTGTTGTTGTTCTTAATTTAACTTGCTGTCCATTACTGAAGTTTCTAGATCCAGAAAAAGAACTACCTAAACCTATAAAATTAGCATTACCAGATGCTGAGATAGTACAGGGCATATCCACACCACTAAGGTTTCCTAAAACTAAATCAACAGTTGAATTAGGTGGTAAGTTACTGAATGCTGTAGTCCAAGAATTTGATGGAGTATTGTCATTACGAGCAGATACACTTACAGTGCTAGAGACAGTGCCTGAAGGATTGGTTGCTGATAATGTATATGATCTAGATGCTGGACTATTTCCGTTAGCATTAGACTGTGGTAAGTTAGTAATGTTTCTAGATGTTTGTCCAGTAACATTCCATGATTCACCAGCACTGCTAGTTAGACTCAGTGAGTCAGCATACAAAGCACTCCATGTTAATGTAGTTGAATACAACGGAGTACCACTGACACTATTTTGTGGATTGGGGCTGGCATTGAAGAAATTAATAGTTGGTTGGGCATTAATCCAGGTGATGGAAGCATATCCATCCATGGCACCTTGACCATCTGAAGTGAGAGGAGCGCCAGATGAAACGTAACTAACATTATATGTGGACTGACCAGCGCCGCCACCGCCACCACCGTTGCTGTTGTCCCGTCCAGGACCGCCGCCGCCACCACCGTCATCGCCGCCGCCTCCGCCGCCGCCTCCACCACCATCGGTGCCGCCTGGGTCTCCACCCTGACCACCACCAGTGGGACTAACAGAAGTACGAGCATTAGCAATACCAGCGTTGGCACCACCGCCGCCACCATTTCTATTATCGGAAGCACCGCCACCGCCGCCAGATCCACCCTTACAGGCGACAAGTACACCATTAATAGCAGCTGCTGAGGCACCACCTCCACCACCTCCACCACCAGAGTAGGGAGGATCACCAGCGTTACCACCACGACCACCACCACCGAAACCATAACCACCATTACCACCAGCAGCATTGGGTGCGCTGTTTACACCATTAGCACCCCTACCACCAACATATAGGCTGAAGGTTCTTGCTTGAAAGTTTTGAGTGACGTTAAATGTTTGAATAGACGTTGTACCACCAACACCACCTTGAGCAGAAGCGTCAGTACCACCCCGACCACCTCTAGCACCACGAAGAGTGATTTGGATATTGTATCCATTAGATGGTACAGCTACATTATATGGTCCACCAGGACTAGTGAATGTACTTGTAGGCATTTTAGATCTTGATGATATATTCTACTAAAATATATGGAGGTGTTGCCTCATCTAATTTTTTAACATTACTAGTAGTTAGGTTTACTGTTGTTTCCAAACCGAAAGCATCTACATTAGTATTCAGGAAAGAATATCTAAGTTGATTATTAGCAGAAACTACAGTAGACGACGGGAAATCGATCAAGTGAGCGTGAGAGACAACAGCAGAAGCATCTGTCGGGGATTGAATAGTAACTGGTTCGTTAGATCCTTCGTTCTGACCATCATTACCACCCTGAGAAGAACCAGTGTTTGCTCCAACAAAGTTAGAATCAGAAAACTGACCAAGATAGTTAAACACACCAACATCAGCGTCGTGACCGTGTGCTTGGAATGCTTGTTCAGATAAGAATGCTTTTAATGTTCTACCATCAGATGTAGTAGTACCGAACTGAGGATTACCGATAAACTCAATGTTACCAGGACTAATAACCTCGAACTCACCACTGTATGTAATAGTGGTTGACTCACCAATCAAAGACACCACACTAACCTCAGCACCAACTCTATAAGGTGCTGTCTCACCAGGATCAATGTTGATTACTTTATCATTTAAGTATGTACCAGAAGCATTGCCACCCTGAATAGCTTTAGATCCAATATCAGGAAGAACAAACTGATTGTCATTTACTGTCTGGTCATCTCGCTTAAATTTAGAATTATTTCCTGTGCCCAAGATTTGAGCGAGAATAGGAAAATCACTAGCAGGGAGAATTGAACCATCACATCTCAAAAAACCAGCAGGAAGTAAATTGCCCCAATCGCCTTGATCTGGAACATTGACATCTGGAAGTTTAATTGGGAAAGGAATAATGGTGCCAGAAACACCACCAAACCTCGCCCTTTCGTTGGTGTAATAGGTTGCCATTAGTACGCTCTAATTAGATTGGTAATTGTTACAGAAGGAACTCTTGTGGTGAATGTAATTTGTAACGCCCCTTCAAGAGAGTTTGGAGTTACATTTGGTTGTGCTAGAACACTCAACTGTTCTACAACATCGATGTTTTCACCATCATATACAACGTTAAATGTTCCATCATGATCATGTGTCTCAATGACATCATTAACGCCACCACCAGTTAAGTTATCTTGTAAAAATGAAATAGCAGCGTGGTTGAATAATGTTTTCGTATATCCATGTGAATTATCAGATCCACCAGTACCAGGGTCAAAGTTTGGAGAGTTAACTGTTTGAGAATTATCTGAGAATGGAATCCTATATCCAGGAGCAAATCTACCAGTATTTTTAATTGCTGTCATGTTAGCATCACCATTAACAGAGGTGCTACCATCACCAGCTCTCAAGTTCCAGTGTGATCCACTACCAATAAACCAAGACTTACCAAGACCATGACCTGTATTTGATGTGGCATATGGTACGTGATCAGCAACAGGTAAACTACCACCAACAGAAGCAATTGTATATCTACCAACACCAACTTGGAATGGAGAGTTATTCAATGCTGTAATATCATCTGTCTGTGAGTTACCAATCCAGAATCCAGTCTCTACATCTGCTGTAGTACATTCAAGTGATGTGGATTTAGGACAAGGGTTGAAGAGTGAGATATATCCAGAAGGACAGGGGTCAACTCTTTGATAGAATTCAGTAAAGTTTACTTCTGGCGTAGCAAATACACCAACACCTCGTCCTGGCGCTGCATCAGAATCACCGATGTTGGTTGTCTCATATGTTCCTTCGTGGAAATGCTGTGGGAAATGTTCTCTACCTAGTTTTCTAGGAACAATAAACACTTCTTTAATAGAGAAACCTTTAATAATACTTTGACCTGTAATAACACCCTCAAAATAAGAGTTACCAATCTTCGTTATAGTAACTGAAATATCATTGGCAGTAGAAGTACCACCATCATTAGAAAATGTTGATCCAGGAATAGTTATTTGATCACCAACCTCATATCCAGATCCTTTTACTTTGGGAACAAGATCATAGGTTTCATCTGTGTTAATAACAACTGTAAACAAAGCACCTGTTCCTGATACAGCAGCGCCAGTATCAGCATTTGTTCCGTTGTTTCCTGCCACATTGTTATACACTTGAGTAGTAGCAACCGTAGGTGCTACACCTGTAGTAACAATACTAACAATAGTTCCAGCAGGGTCTGGTGTATAGGTAAAGTTTAAATCTGTTTTAGCATTAACAACGTTAGGAGGTCCCAAGTCTCCAGGTTCAAATCCAGCAACAGAATCTCCTAGGAAGTCTTGTACAACCGCCAAAGCATCAGCATTATCAATAGGAGCTGGAACGGCTTCCTGTGTAGAACTATAGGCACCAAAGTAAGCACTAGAAATATCTGCTAGTGACTTATTATTTGTCTGTGGTAATCTAAATGTACCAGTGTAGGTAGGAAAATTACCACCAAAATTTGTACCACCGTAAGTATCACGTAAAACACGTGCTAGCAGAGGATAATCCCCTGCTTCAACTTCAGCACCATTACATAACAACCACCCATTTGGGATCTCAGACAGGTTTCCTGTCCAAGGTTGGACACTTCCGATTGGAAGTGCCCTTTGTGTTTTTACTACGTTATATCCTGGCATATTAGATCTCTACGAGCCACCAACCTTGTGTTGTAGATGGAGCACCAGTGGTGGTTCCATCATAGTTTGTGCTACCTAGGTAAATCAGACCAAATCCAGCATGTGGAGTCTGAACAACAAGTTCACCACCGTTGTAGTTAATACTACTTAGGTCAGGAGAATTGCCGTTTGTATTATCACCTTGGATAGCAATGTTATCACCCGCTCTTACTCTCAACGAAACGTTGTAAGTTAGGTTACCACCGACATCAACAACTCTAATCATATCGCCAGTAACAGCGTTAGTAGGTAGTTTGAGAGTTGTGTCGGAAGAAGGAGCAACGAAGTAATTAACGTTAACTTCCGTGTCAAATGTCTCTTCACCAGCACCAACGAACTGCCACTTTCTAGCACCATTTGGTGTGAAGAATCCTTCTTGACCAGCGAAGTTCATGGAACCATCAACTTCTACCTCGAAGATTTCTTCGGGAACTTTTGCCTTGAGGAAGGCGAGGTTCACACCACCATTGGTGATAGTGCCTGTGGTATGTGTTGGAGGAGTGGTGCCTAAGTTGCCATCTCCAACAACGGTGTAGATGTTACCACTGTAGAAGATAGTATCACCATTCTCAACAGCATCATTAGCTACCCATTCAGGAGATTGATCGATCTTATTGAGTTGTAGGTTACCACCATCAATTTGTACAGGACCAGCAATGTTGGTTTCTGTAGTTCCTTCAACTGTTAGGTGACCAGCGATTGTTAGGTTACCAGTGCTATTCTGGAGAATCAACTTCTGATCGGATTGTGAACCAATCAAGAAGTCGCCAACACTAATAGTGGTAAGACCTGTCTCAGCATTAACGGTCAATCTGTCACAGTTAGGACCACCAGCACCAAAGTCACCCTTGAGGCAAGTATCACCAGTAGCAGAATCAACACTGAATGTTGTTACAGGAGAAGATCCACCAGTGGTGATCGAAAGAACCTGTGATCCTTCTGTAGTAGAACCAGAGAGAGTGAAGTTAGCATTGATGTTAAGATCACCAGCAATGTTGGTCTCACCAGTTGTGGAGTCAACAGAGAACTGCTCAACTGGGTTACTATCAGCACCGTCAGTGACGACAAATTTCTGTGGAGATGTCGTGTTGATGTCAGTGATGATTGCTAGTTCAGAATCGGTGAAGCGTAGGATGTCACCCTCACCAACAGCACCAGAGAAGTCACCAGTGTTGATGTCTTCTAGTGTACCGCTAGTTGTAGAACTAATGCCGCCAACCTCATCAATGAAGCTAACATCATTTGCTAGGTCATATCTGATGAGTTCAATATTATCTGGGTGGTCAGTTCTTAGGAACTTGTAAGAAGAAGCATCAGCACCAGCAGGTAGACCAGCAGGTGTTCCAGCAATCATCGAACCATCGCTATTACGCTGGTTCATTGCTCTCTTGACCTTGAGTTGTAGCGAGTCACCAGAAACGTTGTTCAGGTTAGTTAGTTCTTCGATGAGAACCAATTCGCTGTACTGCTCACCGACAGGAGCATCACCTTGTGTGGAATCACCACCAGTAAACGAAAGTTGACCAGTGATCGTACCAACAGCAAATGGTTTGCTTAGGGTGAATGTGGTGCCAGAGATGGCAGTGATTTGAGCATACTTGGTGCCATCGTTGAATGTAGCAGAACTGCTCTCGTCAATACGTACCCAAGTGTTGTTTGTATCGAAGCTACCAGCGTTAGTAACGCTAGTGATTGTGCTGCTGTTAGCAGTTACATTAGCGGTAAATGCTGTTGGGTCAAAGATTGCTAGTCTCGAACGATCAAGCAAGAGATAAGCACCAACTTCAAAGATTGTAGTGGTAGCAGGTGTAGAGAATGTTAGGTAGTATTCGTCATCAGCAGCACTGCCACCGACAGCATCAGAAGTACCACCGTAGAAGCTAGCGTCAGTATCAACGAACTGACCAATAACAGTCTTAGTGAAGAGGTCAACGTTAGCGGCATCAGTATCACCTTGAGCATGAGCAGGAGCGTCGGTAGAGAACGAACCTCTACGTACCTCGAACTCACCAGAGTTAAGACCACCAGAGAGTGTTACGTCACCCTCAAGTGTAGAAGAAGACTTAACGATGAGACTGTTGTTGATCTGTGTAAATCCACCCTGAGCACCGATATACATTCTGGAGACAGAGCTACCAACGTATAGTTTCGATGTGTTCAGTGTGAATAGATTTACACGCTCAGCAGGAGAACTTAGAGTAGCAATACCCGTTCCAGTTACTAGTGCTGTACCGATTGCTAGGTCACCATCTGCCTCCATGAATCTGTTCTGAACCTTGAGAACAGAACCATCAAGTAGGGAGTTGGAGATCTTCTGATAAGCACCACCAAGTTTGACAACAGAGACAGCGTTGGTTTCTGTTAGACTCGATGTACCAATCTGAACAGTAGACTTAGTACCACCACTGTGAATCTTGAGGGTGGTATCATCACTGAATGTACCAATGTTAATGTCTTGGTGCTGAGCAGTTGGAGAAACTGTAATGACCTGAGGAGCTGCTTCGGTAGTATCAGAACCAGAGACAGAGTTACCAATGAATAGGTTCTTCGCTTCAGAAGCAAAGTAAACAGTAGTAGCACCACCATCAATCAGACTGAAGGATTGTGATGTGGTGGATAGAGATCCACCGTTGACTGCTAGATTCTGTTCGAGAAGAACATTCTCACTGATTCTAGCGTCACCAACAACTGTCAGGGTGTGGTTAGTATCACCATCGGAGACGTTAATACCAACTCTACCACCAGAAACAGTTCTTACAGAACCTTGAGATTGACCAGCGTGGTTACCTTGTAGACCATTAGATGTAGCAACTCTAAATGTTGCTTCCAAGTTAGGTTGAGTAGAATCACCACCAATCAACAGAGCGTTGTTGATCTCAGCAAACGATCTGTTAGCAAGGAGTGGGAAGTTATCATAACCATTAGCAGAAAGAACCTTACCGCTGATGAATACGTTACCAACAACATCTAGGTTTGCTCTAGGATCAACAGCGGAAGAACTAAATCCGTTGGTATAATCACTGTGAGCAGATCTTGCTAGGGTGTTGATACCCAGAGCGTAACTACCATTGACATCAACATTAGTTCTGAGTGCTTCAGCACCAATCAGACCAGTTTCAGTCCACTTGCTTAGCGAGACAGAGACAACACCGTCTGCTGGGATAGCAGTAGGATCATCTGTTTGACTCATGTCGATAACAACAGGAGCGCTGACAACGAAGTCAGTTCCAGTTACAGACTGAACAACTCTAATGCCGTTGACGTTGAGGAATCTACCCTGAAGACCAGCGATCTTAACAATGCTACCAACTTGAATGTTGTTAGCAGCAGGCGATTCACCATTGATCATGTTGAATCTGACCTTAGGTCCAGGTCCAGCTGGTACTGCTCCATCACCGATAGCAGTGGTGCTAGCAATGTTTGCCTCGAAGGACTGATAGTAGTTGGCATAGATCCAACCAAGTGAACCAGTTCTACCAACTTCCTCACCCTTGAGTAGGATGTCACCAGCAGTAGGTCCATTGTTTGTGTTGAGACCATACTCAACTTCAAGACCTAGGTTGGAGTTAGACTGATTAGGAGTCTTATTAGTTGGAGTGTTGCCATTTGTTTGGTCAACGTGGGTTCTAATGCTGTAATCCTGACCAGAGAGAAGAGTGCTGCCACGTGGGTTTAGTCTGTAAACAGCAGAGAAGATCTGGTTCTGATGGATGACAACGTTACCCTCAGAAGCAATGGTGCTTCTGCTCCAGGAACTGGAGTCTAGAGTTAGATCACCGCCAGCATTGGAGTCAACGTTAGAGACAACAGTGAAGGCATTTGGTTCATTGTCGTCAACGTTGATGGTTACAGGGTTGTTGAACAGAGCGTTGCCGTCAACTGTGATCTCTTGCTCGAAAGCAACAGGTAGTTCGAAGGTTGTAACCAGACCACCGATGTCTCCACCATCATCATCAGACGATAGTAGTTCTGCTCTCTCAAGGAAGGTTTCTTCACCTGTGATAGCGTTGATCTTACGGTTACCGATGTAAAGGTCACCGTTGGAGTTCAGACCAGTGTAGAAGACGATACCGCCATCTTCACGTTTTGCCTGAGCGTAGAAGTCTTGGATGTCTTCCAGGACAACTTCCTGACGGAGTGGGAAACCAGTGGAGTAGTTACCAGGACCGAAACCGAGGTATTCAAACGTGTGGTTACCAGATCTAGCGATAGAAGGACGACGTAGTTCAACATATAGTCTCTTCTCTGTAGGATAGACAGAATCACCACTAATTGGGACTAGTCTATCTTCAGAACCAGAAGCGGCGTTACCATCTTGTGCCTGAATAAGATTGGTAGTGTACTCATATCTGCTTAGAGCAGGGTTCTCAACGAAGTCAAGGATAACTTCCTTGGTTTCACTGTTCTTGTAGTCGTTAGTAGTAACAAGACCATGAATGAAGTTGTCAGCAGCACAGACCGTTGGATCAGTGTCAAGAATCGTGGTGTCTCTAGTATTATCTGGACGGATCTGGAACCAGAGGGGATCGTTCTTGTAGTCTAGAGGATACAGTTGACCAATAGGCTGGGAGAACTTGAATCCACGGAAGTTAGTGCCAATTCCAGGACCAGTTGGATATGGAGAGATGTTACCCTTAACACAAGTTAGGTAGTAGATACCTTCTTGCTGGTTAGGAATACGACGCTTAATCTCTTCAATATCGAAGATGTAGAAGGTGTCTTCAATCTCACCAGCATCAGTAACAGAAGCAATCTCGTAGTCGTTACCATCGTCGTCAGTGATGATATCACCAGGAGTCATGGTAAGAACATTGGAGTTCTTATCGCTGTAGAGGTAATCCTTTCTGTCAGACTTGCTTAGCGAGTCATTAGGAGAACCTACACTGTTTGCTTTTGCTTGTAGGGTAGCGTAGATTAGAACTTGGTTACCGTTAGCATCTAGTACAGGATCGTCATCAGCATCTAGAACAGGTTGTGAGAACGTTGTAGCAGAGTTTCTATCATATCTGACTACATCACCATCTAGACCCTTGAGGACTAGGTAGTGCTCATCAGTGCCATCTGGGTTGAAGTAACCTTGTACATAAGCAGAACCAGAAGAGAAACCATTCCAGGTAATCTTGTTAAGGTTCGTAGAAGCAGAAGTGTTAATTCTGAACTGACCACTGCCACCCTGAGGAGCGTTGATCTTGATAGTTACAAACTGCTCGTTTCTTACAGCGTCATCAGTGATTGTGTGGTCAAATACAGTCAGTTCTAGGTAATCAGTGCCACTGACATTAACCTGTCTAGCAGATTGAATGCTGAAACCAGTCTTAGAAGCAACTCTATCAGATGTAATCTTCTTAACCTGGCTGCTTAGGTATGGATCATAATCGAAGTTAGGATCAAGAGAAGAAGCAGGAAGACCTAGTTGCTGAGCGAGTGTACCACCAGCAGTAAGTTGGATTTGTGTCTCGAATAGAGCAACATCTGCCTGACCAGAAGCAGTTGGCTTCAGTAGGATTCTCTGTGGTAGGAGTTTTCTTGTCTCGTCAGTTCTTGCCTTAAGAACGAAACCATTGAGAGGATCACGTACACCTTCAGCATACTTAGGAATGACATAACGTAGACGATAGATTCTATCGAGAGCAGTTCTGGCATCAGCAAGACGCTTGAAGGAGGTGTTCTTGGAACGAGCATCCTTGAGATCTTGACCGATCTCATTCATTCTTGCCTGAATGTTTACAGCAGGATCATAATCATCCGTAGTTTGGATGTACCACTGACCTGTAGTAGTCTCTTGATTATCTACTGGTAGAGCAGAGTCATCTCTAGTTGGGTCAAATTTTACAGGGGAGACACGCTTGTTAGCGAAGGTGTAGAAGTTTTGTCCGAAGTTAGGAGCAAACGTGATTCTAGGTGAACCAGCAACCGCTTCTGCCTTGGTGTTAAATACAGCGAATGTCTTAGGTGTGACGAATCGTACATAGTAATACTTGAGAGTGTCTACTTCAGCAGTAACACCAGCGTTGGTGATCTGTGGAAGAGTTGAGTTGTCGCCAAATGTTCTGAAGAACACTTCATGGACAACATTTTCTGCTCCAGGAACGTCAAAGATGTGAGGAACGTCCGTCTCGATAACGTCAGTTAGACCAGTTGGGAAGTTACAAACATATTGATGGAGGTTATAAGACTCATCAAGTACGAACTGATTGACGCCAATTTCTACATCATAGTCAACAGAGTCAGTCTCTGGAGAATACATGTAGATACCAGCAGCAGCGTTCTCCTTAGTCGTCGCCAACATCAACTTGGTTGTGTTAGTCTTCTCGAAAACGTTGGGATAGGTAGCAGGTGCCGAGTAATCTTCTGGTTGTGTAGTTCTACCAGGAGCAATGACATAGTAGATGGTGTTAGTATCAAATCCCTTGGGAAGTCTGATAACACGCTTGTCTACAGTAGCAGGATCAACACCAGATCTAATCTTAGGAACAAGTCTTACAGGTGTTCCAGTCTCAAATAGGTGAGGATCAGAAGTAGAAGCACCAGTATTGATGGTGAAGATTGTAGCACGGGCAGCAAGGTTAGCAGTGTCTACAACTGGTTCAACTCTCGTAGCAACATTGAAGGAAGGTTCTGTTCTGGTGATACCAACTAGGTTACCAGGAGCAGCGTCAGTACCGATTGCTTGAGTGATGAGGGCATTGAATACCGTGATGGAGCTAGCAATGTCAGCACAGTCATTAGCGAAGTCATAGACTCCAGGTTGACTCGAAGTATCGCCTAGGACATTGTTATCAAAGAACTGAGTCAAACCATGAGAACCTTGAACTGTGATTGGTTCGTTTCTCATAGCAGAGATCGCTAGATCTCTCATCTGAGTGTAAACCTGTACAGACTCGTCTCTCTCGTCGTTGATTAGTCCAGGTTGCTGGACATAATTTAGAGCACCATCATAAACTTTGTCGTTACCGCCGTACTTAATGTTGTAAGCGATTGCTTCTAGGAACAACTCAACGTCGTCGATACATTCTTGGTTGCCACCAGGAATGACGAAGTTAGCATTAGCAGGATCGAGAAGCATTCTCTCAACCGCTTCAGTAGCGATGAAAGTCTTGTTAGCAAGAATTAGGTTGTGAGCATCAACTTCGGTGCCACCAAGAGGTGTTAAACCATTGTTGAGGATCAAGAAGAACTCAGTGAAGTAACCCTCGATAAGAGTGAGGATGTCATTACACTCAGGATAACCCTGATCAGCAGCATCCCAGACACTGGTGTCTTGTAGTACAGAACTATCTCTTACTGGGTTGATATCACTGTAACCACCCTGTAGAACATCATCAGAATCTAGAGTCGATGCTGTCTTAGGGAACTCGAAGTAGAGATAAGCACCACTAGTAGAACCAGGAGAGTTTGCTACAACAGCATTACCGAAGGTAGCAGAAACAAATCCTTGAGCATCTGTGCTTAGAACAGGTTGGGAGTTACCAATCTCAATTCTCTCGGAGTCAATAACACGTCTAATATAAGAGTTGTTAGGAATTAGAGTGTTGGTAGCGATAGCATTGTCACGTAGTCTACCATTGGTGAAGTTAGCAGTAGCAGGATCATCACCATTAGCAGTATCAGTGTACTGATATTGGTTGACGGTCATACCAACTAGAAGACCAGCGGTGTTGCCAACGTCAATGATCGAAGAACCAGCAGTGATGGTAGGATTCTTGACTAGGTAGTCAAAATTCCTCATAGCACCAATACAGAGATTCTTCACATACTCGTATGCTTCAATCGATTCGTTAAACTCAGTATCGATGTAAGAAAGAGTACCACCAACGTAGTAAGCTTCTGCTGCTTGAATGCTATTGATGTTACCACCAATTCTCAAGTCTTGGATGACAGCATCAACAATGTATCCGATGTCTCTCTCACACTTGGTGATAGTGATATTGGTATTCTGCTGTAGAGCAGGATAACGTGTGATGATGTAGTTGTATGCTTCTCTTTGGATGAATGCTTTGTTAGTCTCGATGAGGTTCGAAGCATCCTGAGCATTGCTATTGATCTGAACACCATCTGGGTTGAGAGTCTCTAGCGAAGCAGTATACTGTCTGAAACCAGAAGGAGAAACAATAGATTCGTAGATGGCATTGCCACCACCCAACTTAGGTAGTTTGAGGAATACCTTATCGTTAGTTAGAGCACCAAGTCGGTAACCATCGATCGATGTAGCAGGTTTCTCGAATGGAGAATATACATCATCGCCAGAATAGTATAGTCTGGTCTGGTTACCATCAACCTTGGTTGCCTGGTTAGATAGAGGATAATACTTGAGATCTTCCTGGTTGAAAGCACTGGTATCGACTTTCTTGACAGGAACAATGTCAGTGATGTATCCACCCTTGTCCTGGTTGAAGGAGAATCCTTTGAAACCAACAGAGTGTAGAGATGTGTTACCGAAGTTAGAGTTCGAGTTGGTGATAGACATGTCACCACCACTTTCCATCAGGAAGTGATCGAAGAAACCAACAGCGAAGACCGAAACACACTGGATGAAGGAGTCATCAGAAGCACGGATGTGGAAGTTTCTCCAGTCATCCTTCCAATAAGCATCACCCTTGGTGTGGTAAGCAGTGGTAGCGAAAGCATCGGTTAGAGATGCCTGGTTCCAGGTGTTGCTGAACTCATCGTAGCGGATGAAAGCACGGTCGTCTTTTTGTAGCGAAACACCCGTGTACTGGGCGACAACCATCGACTTAAATCCAGTCGCCTTAGAACCGTCTGCCCACATACCACACTGACCCCAGGTGGATCTGATGGAGCAGTTAAAGACGTAAGGAGAAGCAGACTCAACGGAGTCGATCTCTGCCTGTGCTCTAGCAGCAAGACTTAGATCAGGTGTAGTGTAACCAACAGTGTTGATGTCTAGACCCAACTGTTGAGGAGTTGTATCTACCTCATAACGGAACAGTTTGGGGTTATCTTCATCAATAGCAGTGACCTTGAATGTACCATTCAGGGCATCATTAAGTCCAGTGTCAATGATAGCGATGTACTGCTCTTTGAAGTATCCATGAGCAACCTTGGTTGTTGCCTCAATAACAGTCTTACCAGAGGCAGTTTGCTCAACCAGTCTGATGTTGATAATACTTCTAGTATCAGACAGAGGACCAACAATTCTATTTTCCTGTGGCAGAGCATTGAAGTCGCCATCATCAATTGTTGGTTGGAACAGAGCAAATGCTGTACCGACTTTATCATAATACAGTTGTAGATCATCTGTATCAGCATAAGTCATGATACAGATCTTATGGTGAGAATACTCAGGAATGGCAAGCTGAGAGTTGTTACCCTTCTGATAGTATACCTTACCTACATTAGCGGTATTATCATATAGTGGTGAGTTAGAAGATAGATCACCGTCCTTGATTGTAAACTGCCAGAGATAGCAACCACCAGTCAGGTTGAAGATGGAGGTTCTTTCGGTAGAGGGATCAGCGGGGTCAGGAACGTATAGAGGACGAACGACGGTACGACGAAGGTCATAACCAATAAGAGAGCAACCTCTAGGAACAATAGCGCCACCAGTAGCCGAGTTAAACTTATAGAGAACATTGTCTGGGTTAGAAAGATCTAGGATGCTGTTATCCTGCCACTCTTGTAGTGCTCTATTGTAGTTAAATACAGGGATATCACCAGTAACCTGTACACTGTTGAGACTATCAAGGTCTCCATCAGTAATAACAGTAGTGATAATACCAAATAGGGTGTCAATGCTTGCTTGAACGTCTACACAAGTAGCAGAGTTACCCGATGGTAAGTTTGGAACAATAGGATCATTTGTCTCATAACCAGAGTAAGAAGCAGGACCAGGAAGGATCTCAAGATCCTTATCATACAATTGGTTTGTAACTGCTCTCTTGGTCCATTCAGCAGCAGCGTTGAGAGCGGTGACAGTCTGAGACTCTTCACCAACAACACCATCACCGATAGGAAGACCATTTTTATCGAAATATGTCTTGGCAGCGGCAATAACACTACCGTTACCACCATTGCCGATATCAGCAGCAACAGCATCAATGATAAGACCTAGGTCACGCTTACACTTAACAGAACCAGGACCTTCATTATCACTTACAGTCTCTTCTACAAAGTTAGCGAGACTTCCTTGGTTAAAGTAAGTAGTAGCAAGGTTAACCAAGGTAGTGATCATGCTCTGTACATCAGAACAGACAGCAGGATCAGTATTGTCAGTGTTGGAACCAGCAGAACCGTAGGCACCACCTGGGTTAGGATCAGGAGTGATAGTGTAATCTTTGTATGGGAAACCACTTTGGTTAGTGATTGCCTGCTTCATCATGTCACGTGCCTTGTTAAAGACAACTTCGGATTGCTGTTCTTCACCCTGAAGACCATCATCAACCCAAGAAGTACCACCAGCATTGAAGTAGTTCTGGATAAACTTACGGGTGTATACGTTACCACCACCTTGGTTAACATCCAGTGAGATAGCATCAACCAAGAAACCTGTGTCACGGTTACACTTGAGTTGACCCTCTCTAATAGTAGGGGTTGCCTCAGCAGGCATCGAGTTTAGGTTACCAGCAACAATTACATCGGTAACGATACCAACTAGGTTGGTTAGAGTTGTTTGTACGTTAGCACAAGATGCTGGGTCAGTGTTAGATCCAGTAGCAGGGTCTGGAGTACGTGTTAGATCCTGAGTCCAGGAAGAGAGGTCATAAACAGTGCCCTGAACAGTGACGCTAGTTTGGTTCGTCATTGCTGCTAGCATGAAGTCTCTAGCGGCATTGAAAGCATAAACAGACTCAGTTTCTTCGCCTACAAGACCATTAGCAATAGGATCGCCGTTAGCATCAAAATACTGCTTAGCAAATTCTCTAGACCATGTGTTACCTTCTTGGAAAAGGTCTAGAGTAGTGTAATCGACAAGAATACCAATGTCACGCTTACACTTATCCATTGTTGGGTTTGCTGCTGGATAAGCGGCAAGCATACAATCCCAAGCAGCATCAATAATATTCTGCCTGTTTAGATTGATTAGACGATAAGCAGTAGCAAATCTGGACTGGGAATCAGTCTGTGGTTCATCAGGGAAGTAGAAATCAGGGAAATCAATTGCTACCTGAGCAACAGAACGCTCTACAATATACTGCTTATTCTTCTGGATGAAACGATAAGCATCTTGATATCTAGAACCTTCATCAGTTTGTTGGTCGCCAGGAACAAAGAAGTCAGGGTGATCGACTACGATCTGAGCAAAACCTCTGTCAATGATTTCTTGACGGTTAGCAACAATACGGTTTTTAGCGTCAAAATAGCGAGAAGCAGCACCAGATTTAAACTCTACAAGACCAGGACGGTTATCAATATAGTGGTCACCAGGCATCAGCATGATGCTGAACTGGTCAAATCTGTCAGGAACAGACTCTCCGCCCTCAGCGGGTAGGAAAGAGTATCTTGCAACCTCAATAAAGGCTCTCTGGATAGTCTTAAACGGACGTAGAGGACTATTACCTCTATTGTCTAGTTCATCACTAGCGTTAAAGTCGTCTGGCGATACGTATAGGTACTTACCAGTCTTACTTGAGTACAGATTATCAAGTCTTGTTAGAGCCATAATTAGCTAAACCCTGGGTTGTTCTTCTTCTTCAATGTATTTATACAAGGCATCTTGCCTCGGTCGGTAGGAATATGTTCGTGTTTAGAACGATTCTGCCCTCATTTTCTTGGGGTGGAGATGAAGCGTGATAAACTTCATTATCAAATAAAACCATTCTACCTGCTTTGGGTGTTGTTCTTTGTATAATATCCCAGTCCTCATCGAAGAAAAACGTGTCTCCATCAGAATCATCAAGATAATACAAACACACAGCAGCAAAATAACCATCAGGAACATCGTTCACATGGTCAATATGTGGTGGATTGAAAAATAGTGGTTTATCACAAATTTGTCGATGCATCAAATTTGCTTTCATTCGATGTACAATGACATCCAGTTCTTTGCCTTGTGATATTTGTTCAAAAAATGAACGTATAAAATACATCAGCAATGCTTCGTGACCACCAGTATGCTGCTCCCATCCCTGTATAATGACAGGATGAACCATCTGTGGTGATGTAATTACTCTGTCATCATCACTAAATTCATCAGCAACTGATTTTGGTACAGTATACCATTTAGTTGATGGGAGATACCATGGCAAATTACTTGACAGAAAAGTATCTCGTAGTATATTCATCAACTCTGGTTGTAACCAGTCATCATATACATTAATCATATTTCCTCCAAATGTCGGTAAGAGGACTTGAACCTCCACGTCATAAAGACACTGGAACCTAAACCCAGCGCGTCTACCAATTCCGCCATACCGACTTAAAAAAGGGGCGCTCCTTCTATACGGAGATCTTTTGTACTCCCCAAGCCTGCCACAGGACTTGAACCTGCGACCTGAGCTTTACAAAAGCCCTGCTCTACCAGCTGAGCTAGGCAGGCATTTTTTTGAACTCGAATCTGCCATATTTTGACCCCCAAATTTGTTGTTTGGTAGTCTGGCAGAATCCAAGATCTTTCACACAGTAATAGGTAGGAGTCAACTGAATCTCATTTTGGAGATAGGTGTCCTTCCCATTCCATTCTACATAACAATCACATCCTGTCAACCCACCTTTAAAGGCAGTTCCGTCGAATGTGAGGTTGACTGTACAACCTTCTTTTAATTGTACCATGTCTTTGGTCAATTTGTCAAGATTACGACCACCAACGAATTGACCAGGATCTGTAATCTCGTAATTGTAGATTTTGAAGGATTTTGCTTCTTCTACAGGATGAAGCACAAATTGACGATATGGTTTACCTTTTTGATAGGTATAACCCTGCTCACCGTAAAACCACCCGTCCCAAATGGGGATATGGGTGACTGTGATCATAGCATACTTTGATGGGTTTGAAAATGCTTGAATTTTGTTTTCAAATTTTCCAGTTAACCAAGAATTCAAAGTTTCAATCATCTTGTGGTAATAAGGCAGGATTATCTAATTGGAGATCAAACATCAATGGATGGCATTCTTCTGTCATCAAATATGATGACCACATGTACATTTCGTCGTCATCCCAATCACGTCCAGCAAGTGCTTCTGCTTGGACTGCTGGGTGATCTTGTACGATAAGAGGTAACTCGTCGAAGGTATACGGGATGCCTTGGATGAAATACATCCTAACTACCATACCCATGTAAAAACAGTATTGTTGTGATAGTTGGTATTTCATGATGATTTCCACACATTTCTATTTATGAATGGAATAGGGCGAGAGGGACTTGAACCCTCACGAACTTTACGTTCAACAGATTTTAAGTCTGGTGTGTCTACCATTCCACCACCGCCCCATGGGCAGTGTTATTCTATCACAAGAACATTCCTTTGTCACTCATATATTTCAATGTTTCTTTTAGGGTGCCTCTATGGTCCAAACCAATAGAAACTTGTGGATACAGTGCTTCTTCGCCAAATTCTGCTTTAAATTGCTTATGGGTAAAATCAACACCCAATAAGAATTGTCTTACATCTTGACCACATGCCTCAAGAACCATAACTGCTCGTTCAGATTCTTGACCACCGTTGCCATACACTAGTGCTTGGATCATTTGTTCGTGTGGTTATACTCGATTACAATTTTGTTATGATATGTGGTACGGTCAGAACACTCAACATAGTGTGCTTTGCCATCCAGAAGTTCTTCAATTTTCTCAACCAAATTCCTGGCGATATTCATGTTAGTCACGTTGACGCCAGTCTTCGGGTTTGTCTCTTCCGAACCATTCGTTGATGTCATCTGCTCCATCGAATCCTGTTTTGTAGTTTGACGGATCTGGATCGCCCAAACCCATCTTGTTCATGAAATCGTCCATACTGCCCTCTTGGATATCCTGAGCAGCCTGTCTTCGTGCCTTGTTTAACCAGTCTCTAGCGGTGGTATGTCTTTTGGCAAGTTTTTCTGCCCAGATCATATCCTCTAGTTTGACTTCTTCCTTGTTAGCGATCTTCTTACAGATGAATTCCAGTCGGAGTCTGTATTGAGTTGATAGCATACTACTCTCTCAGTTTGAGTTCTAAATCTTCGAGTCGATGATATTCAGCATGTGCCCGTTCTTGGCGATCACACACAATGTCAAGAATATCATTCATAATGATATCGTTATCTACGTAGTCGTCAAGGTACGTATCGATAGCTTCTTTGAGATATCTATACCTGTGCCACTCTGGACTGTACGGTTTGTAGTTCATAATAAAGCTGATTCGTAGTATTTATCCGTTGAACCCTGACAGAGTTATTGTACTCGGTCTTCGGGATCCTGTCAACCTTTTTGGCGAAAATATGCTGGAGAATTTTTTTCGGAATTCCAGTAACTAAAAGTCCGATTTCAATTTAAGTAAATCATGGGACCGAAAATTGTAACGTCACTTGGTTTGACGCTGACATAGGCACCATTGTTCTCAAGTTTAGACTCATCTGCTTTTATTGTCAATCCAGTGGTCTTACTCTGTGCTAGTGACACTTCTGTTGGTTTGACTGTCATTTTGGCAGTTTTGCCATGTTCTACGATGACCTGCTTTTCATCAATGTTGATAGCACCCATCTGCTTGCCAGTAGTAACACTGAACTTTTTCTTGTCAGTTAGTTCTATTGAAGCGAGTTGCTTACCAATCTCAAACTTAAATCCGTCTTGTGCTGCCAAAAACTCTTGCTTACCACCAGCATCAAATAGTAAAGCAGCGAGAGACTTCTTCTTAGGTGCTGCTGCCTTGACAACAAATGTTTCTTGCTGAGATGACTTACCACCTTTTGCTTCTTGACCTTTGACTTCAATCTTGCCCTTGCCGTCAACAATCTGAGAAAACTTACCTTTGATCGCCCAAGCAGCATCTTTGTCTACGTTGATGTTATAATGACCTTCAGTTCCTAGTGTGTAGTCACCTTTGACACCAACCGTGTAGTTGCCGTTGACGGTATACTTCACTTCACCTGGGGTATCGATACTAACGCTAGCACCCTGTTTGTTCTGAGTAACCTTGAATTCTCCTGGTCCTTCGCTATACTCACCACCAGAGAGATTCTTATTTAAGAATGCTGTGTTGATCTCACATGTACCACCATACATATTGATCTTGCCACCATTCTCACCTGCTTGGATGTTAATGTCCTTGCCTGACTTGAGGTTGAGTGTACTACCAGCACTAACAGTTACATTGTCACCTTTGACAGCAGCATCACCACCAATAGCTTCTACATGAACGGGACCATATACTTTCAAAGAGTATGATGGCATCGTGTCTTCTTCGACATTGCCATCAGCATCTGTAGACTTTTCAGTGCCGCCAGCATCACGACCAGTGACTTCAATAGAAACAGACTTTGCTTTTTGTAGTTGTGATTGAGTATTGAATACTAATTTGCCACCACAACCAGACTGTCCTGGCGGACCAGCAGACAGTGTTATGTTATTATTGTTGTCGATATGAAATGATGTCTTACCGTTGTACAGAGCAATACCTTTGCTTCCATCCTCGGGGAATTCATAAGCAGTAATGACAAAACCACCAAGCATCTGAGAGAACTCAGGAACAGGTCCGTCAGCATAATAATTTTTGCCAAGAGTTTTCACATCAGCAGTAAAACCTCCTGCTACTTTACTCTGGGTATCATCTGATGGGGTTTGGTTTGTAACAGCCATTATTTACACTCCTTATGGGCAATCAATGTACTTGCCTGTACCGATCTTGGCGTAACCTTGATCTTCATATGTCTTAGTATCTAGACACGAAATAGATGGCAGAACTCTGGCACCAGATCCACCACCACCAATGATTCTGACACGTGGGATTTCATTCCAGGTAGATGCTCTGTCAGTTGGTTGAACACTAACAAGATATCCTCTCTCATCAATGATAGCGGTTGCTCTACCAGCAACACCATCAACGTAAACATCAGGTGTAGAAGTATATCCCTCACCAGGACTGATGATGGTGTAGGAATCAATGACACACCTCAACTCTGGATCTTGGTTGATATTATATCCTCTACCAGTTCTAGTCACTCTAATCTCAGACACCTTACCTGAATCATCCAGCAATGGAATACCAGAGGCACCGTATCCAGGACCAGTGATGATTACTTTGGGTGGGAATACATATGGACAACCCTGTTCGATGATAGGAATACTAATGATAGCTCCATTGTCATCGGTGATAGGTTTGCCAGCACGTGGTTTATCGAAGCAAGGTTTCTTAGGATTGACGATTGGTGGATCATCAGTGACATTTTCGTCTTGAATCATGACATCTGTGAAGGCACCAGTACCATTGATTAAGAAGGTGACAATCTCATCACCCTCGGACACTCTATCGTCAGCAATGTTGATATAAATCTTTGCTTCGTTCTCAATGACAGTGAACGTACCGAACAGTGTATCTGAATCGAAGTCTTCCTTAGTAATACCATCACCAAACAAGGTGAACTGTAGTAGAGTACCGTTGGAAATATTTGTGGTGTTGACAGTGTAAACAATAGTTTCACCCTCTTTGTATTGGAACTTGTCTGCTTCAACACGGAAGGTAGGTGTCACACCCTCATCAATTAAGATTTCAGTTGGGATAACGATTCTGGTTGACACACCTTCGATGTCAACATCGTTACCATCTCCATCAACGTAAGACACCAGTACGAAGTCAAACTGTTCCTTGTCTTCTGTCAATCCATCTTCAGCAATGGTCAATGGAATGACACACTGACCATCAACAATACGTAGTGGGTTAGCATCAACATCAACGCTAGACTCTAGTCTGTATCCAACGATGTCTCTTCTAGTGATGTCACCTTCTAATCTATACTTAAAGTTAGTTCCGTCTGGAATATTGAGAGCACCGACAGTGAATGTAACTGTGTCTCCCTCTCTAACATAGTTAACATCAGATGTTACAGACCACACAGGTTGTGTTCCTAGACTATCGTTAGCACCTAGAATGAAGGCATCAGCATATGCTGGTGTTCCAGTGAGGAAGAAAGTAATACTCTCCAACTGATCATCGTCATCGTCAGTGTTAGTAGCAATCTCTACCTCTACTGTAGCAGTGCCGTTTTCATCTAGACTGAAGGATCCTGTTAGTCCATCAACAACATCATCAGCATCAATGTCACCCTCTAATGTGTATGTGTATGGACCCAAGTTGACTACGTTAGAAGTGGTGATGGTGTATATAATAGTCTCTCCTTCTTTATAGAAGGTCTTGTCTGTCGTAATAACATATTCTGGGACGATAGGATTGGTGTCTCCAACAGGAGATGACACCACAACATCCGCTGTAGTGGTAAGTGATGGTGGTATGAATGGAAGTGGTGCCACACCAGGAGTAGGAGCAGCTGGACTGTTACCTGTACCATCTTCAAAGTCAGTGATAGTACACTTGAATACATTACCTGTGGGGAACGAGGTGATGTGCTTCTCAGGTGTCATGTTAGGTTCCAACTTAATGAAGAATGATTCTTCTCCTTCAGTTGTTGTGTCTTTATATGTCTCGAATACAATAGTCTTTGTGGTAGCACCAGGAGCAAATCCAAGTGATGATCCAGCAAAGATCTTGTCGTAGTCTTCACCTTGTGTGGCAGTGCCACCAATCACAGACATCGTGAGACTAGATGGTTTGATAACGTTGCCTGCTCTGGTGATTGTAAAGACTGCTTGTTCACCCTCTGTTACTGTGATATCACTACAAGTATATGTGATCAACATATCTTCAGGTGCTGTGTCAAGATCATTAGGATCCTGCTCTGGTGTAGGATATGTACCACCAATAAAGAATACATTAGTATCTGGTAACGACTCTAACGCTGTGGTATTCTTTGCCTCATCACACACGTAGGTAGCACCATCTTGTGGACCATCTGCTAGCTCAGCAAGTAGTTTGTCCAACCAATCTTCATCCTCATCTGTACCACAGTCAACACATTCCTTGGTAGTCTTTTCACAGTTAGCAGAGACACCATCACAAGAGATGCCAAGTAGATTGAGAACTTTATTGATAGCATTGCCGATGATATCTAGAGGTGATGCTATAGCACCCAAGATTTGTGACAGTGGTCCTAGAACTCTACCTAAAAGATCTTCAATGAACGACAGTAGTTGATTGAGCACACCATCAACTAGGTTATCAACCAAGCAGGCAGCATTAGAGTAAGCATCCATCAGGTAACCGAGGAGCAGATCAGTCAACCACTTGGCAATCCTATCGGTGAAGTCTGCCATCTCACAACCAAGGTCATCCAGAACATCATTGATGGTGTCAAGGATTGCTTTTAGTCTGCTCTCTTTCTTAGTGATAGGTTTGAATGGTTCGATGCCTAGGTCAGGAGCAACAGGACCTGTGTTTACATTACCTAGAGCATCTGTGGCAGCAGCATCAGTGTACAGAATCAGATCAACTAGTTGATCTACACCCTCTCGTACTAGTTTGACAATCTCACCCTTTACTCTAGAAACAAAACTCTTAACAAGTAGAACTGCCTTGTTAACATACTCCATACCAGAGTCGATGTAACTGTTGAGTTCACCATTGACCTGACTGATATAATATGTTCCAAGGTTACCTCCAGACTGCTGTGTATCTTTCAGCATGTCACCAATAATTTTAGTGAGTCCACCCTTCAGGTTATTTTCTGACCCACAATTTGGATTAGCAATCTCAATACATACTTTGTTTCCCGTAGGGTTGGTGACAGATGCTTCAGCAAACAATCCAATGAATGCCGATGGCATTAGAGCAGGAACAGCAGCAGGAATCTCTCCAGCATCGCCTGGTCTTGTTAGGTTTTCCTCTTCAGCAGTGGTGCTGTCTGCTGGTTGATCACCGTTCCTTTTCTTATCAGAAGCCATCGGCTTCGATAGATTTGGATTCGATGTCTCATCCAAGTAAGTTGTGAATCTTTTCTCTGTGCCACCAGGATTAGGATCTCCCTCTACGTTCTCTAGTTTTGTGGCACCAGCAGTGTGACCAATCGATCCCATGATGATTGGTTTCTGCCTATCATTATCTACATAGAATCCAACCACCCAGTTACCTAGGTTCAGACCTACACTAGCACCAGTCTTACCACCATCACTGAATGGTGTGGTGACAGGTAGCATTACCTGTGCCCATGGCAACTGAGCAGTAGGTGTAGCCTCACCACTCTTCAGGTGTTGCCCTACAATTCTTACCTTATATCTACCAGAGTTCTTGGGGTCTTCGTTCTTATTGCTCTCGATCTGTCCGATCCACCAAGAGAATCCATCGGCACCGATCTGATGTATTGGAAATAGAGATGATAGTGCTGGATCCATATCACTTCACGTTGCTAGAGTAGTCCTTCATACCGTAGATGTCCCTGATCAACTCAAGTTTGGTAGTACATGTGCTACTATTTAGGAAGACATTGTTATGTGACAGAGCAGAGATCAAGTATGTACCACTGTTTTCTCTGTCTAGTTGATCAGTTTGTCTTTCTACCTCTGCTGTCATGCTAGGTAGCAAGACCTTAATCTTATCACCCACCCTTAATTCCATGTTACCAGGAACAGTTACCTCTAACTTTTGATTCTCCATGAAGTATCTTCTAGCAATACTTTGAGCGAGCCAATGCTTCTGATAGTCAGGGTAGTTTGCTCCACCGTTACCACCATTATCTTTCTCGTCTGGTGATCCAGGTGTCTCTTCATTGTGCCATGTCTCATGGTCTACAAGCACTGTCATAACTCTAGTAGGATTGACAGATAATAGTTCTTGTGATGCTCCTAGTTTTTCTTGACTACCTAGGTGTGCCATACTAGCAAAGTTTTCTTGTAGGTTGTATCTAAATTCTTCATAGAATCCAGTAGACCAGTTGTAAGTAACCACATGACTAGCAAACGTACCACTTCTCATCTGATCTAGCATGTCTACTTCATTAGTAAACTTGTAGTCTTCAATGACTAGACGCTCTGGGTTGTCCTGGTTTGGTTTGGATTCGTAGGTGGCAACCTCTTGCTGTCCTCTAAATTCATCGTCACCTGTGCTGAAGTAGTAATCAATTGAGTTGAAATTAAATCCAGCACTGTTCTCGAAGAACAAAAATCCTGCTGTGCCTGATGCCTTGGATGTATCTCCAGACAATCCAGTCTGTCCACTAGTTGATGTCTTGCCAGCGTCACCTGATGCTGCCTTTGATGCCTGTGGTACTGCCTTCTGAGATACTGATTGAATAATGTGGTGTGCTTTCTTACCATTAGGAAAGAACTGTACCTGATACTTCGCTCTTTCTGAATAGATTTCTTTCTCTGTCTTTAGATAGTCTTTTAAAATTTTACCTACAATCATGTCAGGTGTGCCCTTCAAGACTTCAGTCAACCTGACACCCTCATTGTACAGTGCTTCTTTCGATACCAATGCTAGATTATAGTTCTGCATGCTCTTGGTGAAAGTTCTGTTGTAGATTTTCCACACATACATTTCATACTCGTACTCATTCTCTTCTACATCTTCGACCTTAATTATTACTCGCTCGCCACCTTGAATAGGAATCTTAGAGATGAAGTTACCACCAGAGTCAGCAACATTCAGAACGGCACTAACGAATGGGTGAAAGATATTTTCATAGTAAGCAAAACCTACAGCAGCTTTGGTAAAATTGTACTTCTCATTAGTAACACTGAAAAGTGATACCTCCTTGAGTTCAATAGATTTTGCTGTCTTATTTGCCATGATTAGAAAATTAATTGACCGTACATTGAACCCCAACCAGGAGTCTGGTTGTAGATAGAGAAAGGACTACTACTATCTAGTTGGACATCTTCCTGTAGTGACTGCTGTAGTTGTGTTAGAGCAGGGATGGCAGTGATCTGTGGTTGTGAACTAGGAAGTGCTCCACGATCAGGAGATAGCGGATTAGTTGCTGCTTGTGGTACATCTGCTGTTAGTGCTGATGGTTGCTGACTATCTGCCTTAGGAACCACTGCTGTCTCGATAGAGTTAGCAGAACCAACAGCACCATGTGCCAGTGTCACGTTGGTTCCAATGATACGTGCTGTTCTTCCACTACCACCACTGATATCATTAGTAACGTTAGTAACTTTGAGAGGGAACTTCATCCTCATGCTACCGTTACTACCTTTCTCCTGCATATCAATGCCACCCTGTGTTCTACCAGGACGACTGTGTGCTATCTGTTCTCTAGTAATTTGATCTTGTAGAGTTTCTGCCTTAGCAAACTCCCCAATGTTACCAAAGTAAATGGTGGATCCTCTGTTGAGCATCATCTGTGCTGATGTTAGAGCAACGCTACGTGCCTGTGCCCATCCATTAGGATCATTTGTTGGAGGTGATAGGTGATAGTGTGTGGCATATCCTGATGTAGTATTCTGTCCACCTTCACTACCTTGTCCAGATCCACCTTGAATGAAACCACCAGGACCATCATTAGATTGTGCTTGGATCGTTTCACCTTCTCTCATGGTAGCACCAAGATTAGCACCACCTACTGGGGGAGTACCACTTGCTCCAGGAGCACCAGGACCTTTCGATTCTTTCTTACCAAAGAAGGATCCTAGATCAAACCCTCCTGTTGTTGCTGCTTCTGCTGGACCACCACCAAAGATAGCACCAGCAACAGTAGCAGGTAGACCGAACGCTGGTACTAGTGTGTTGAGAATAGGTTGGATAACTGGTTTCAGCATACCAGCGATGCCACCTAAAGAACTCATCGCCTTTGATAGCAAACCAATCAGTAGACCACCACCAACCTGTGATGGTA